ACCATACCACTACCCACTTGGTTCTTAAAAGCCGCATTGGGCCTATAATTCCTGGCACCGCCGGGCATGTTTACATAAGCACCACCGTTGGGTCCCTGCATGATACGACGACCCATATTATCCATATAATTCATAGGCATTTCTTCACCAAATTGAAGACCATCAGCTTGTGCCTCCATACGAGCCTTCTCGAGTGCCTGGTTATGAGCTTGTGTGGCCATGTTAATAGCCTGGCGATGCGCCTTTTTGGCCATGTTACGCCCCTTTTCTATCGCTGAGAGAGCCTGTTTGGTGGTATTCTCCGCCATCCTGCGCCCATCTGCTTGGACCTTATTAGCTATCGCTTTACCCTTGAAATTCGCCCTCCCATTGGATGGCATCGCATTGGCAACTTTCTTCACTGCGCTGTTATTCTTAGGCTTGTTACCCACATTTGTAGCACCTGGTACAGAAGCCTTGGCCTTGTTCGCGACAGCCTTGGCTTGAGCCATCACACCCGGTGCGGCAGCCTTGGCCTTATTGGCGGCGGCCTTAGCTTGGGCCATCATACCTGGTGCAGCAGCCTTGGCCTTGTTCGCGGCCGCCTTGACTTGGGACTGAGCCTTATTGGCGGCAGCCTTAGCTTGGGCCATCACACCTGGTGCGGCAGCCTTGGCCTTGTTCGCGGCAGCCTTGGCTTTGGCTTGAATCTGGGCCATCATACCGGGACCCTGAGCCTTGGCCTTGGCAGCCATGGCTTTACCTTGGGACTGCGCTTGCTTGGCCATCGCAGCTCCCTGCTTTTTCATCTTATTCATAAAAGATCCAGCTTTTGCCTTTTTGACTGGAGCCATTTAGTATTTACTGACATTTTTTTATGAAATCTACTTTTTAGATTTTACACGACGCGTGGGCTTGGTTAATAATATATGATAAATTTCCTGAGCTTCTTTGAGTAATTTCCCCTGTACTCGCATAAACTTAGAACGATCAATATTCAACCGGTCCTTCGCCTCCTTAACGGAGTAGTTCCATAACGCTATGGTCATTCTTAATTAAGACACAGATTTTTTACTGATTGAGAAGTTTATCGTACGCCTTGGTTCCCTCCTTGGGAACGCGGTGGAACTTACCATCCTTCGATTTCGCCTTCGCCGCATCAACAAACGCCTTGAAGGCAGTCTTCTTGTAAGCCTTCTTAGAAGCCTTACTCGCCGCCTTGGAGATAATCCGACCATCCTTCATCTTTAGGTCTTTTTTGGTGAGACCACCGCTTGTCTGGGTGGCGTTACCATGGAATACTTCTGCACGAGAACCAACAGTCATTTATCTTATGCTCTGAAAATTTTTTTGATGTCCAGAATTGAAATTTTATCGGTAATTCGATTGACGGGGATTTGTGTTTTAACACGATCGTCGTTAAGAACTTCCGAACAAACTAACGATTTATGCCCCTGGAGAGCCATCATCTCTTCCTCCACACTGACAAATTGTACACATTCTTTGTATACCAACTTTTTCACAAAAACTGCGTGATCCTGACCCGTACGATGACTCCTACCAATCGCCTGGAGTTCAGTGGCTGGATTCCATGCGGGGGCGGTAATATATACTCTCGTAGCCTCCTGGAGATTAAGACCCTGACCACCACTTTTTATCTGAATGATAAAAACAGCTCCAGGTGGTGCGCGTTTAAACGCATTAATTTGGTCAACTCTGTCATCTCTTGAAACTGACCCATCGATTCTGAAAACTTGACACTTCAAATTTTTCTGAATATGATTCATTTCACCACGAAACTGGCAGAATATGAGACTTTTTTCCTTTGGGTGTTCTTCAATCAAACTGAATAGTTTTTCCATTTTTTTTGACCTTCCGGTCCATTTTGTTGGTGAAACACCATTTTTAGAAGCCACTCCATCGAGATACATCTGTGGCCAAATCATACACTGACGAGCGCGAAGAAGACACTCCAAAATGACCATATTTTTTGAATTCAAACTCACTGTATTTTTGAAAACATCTTTGATAATATCTTGTGCTTCCAAAAATACAAATTCATAGAGAGCCTTTTCCTCTGGGAGCATATCAAGTTCAACATTTTCAAAGTGACACGGTGGTAATCTCAAACGTTCATTGATCGATGCCAGATCATCCTTTGTTCGACGAAGGATGTAAATATCCTTGATATCTTTGGTCATGGCCTGAACACTCGACTTGTGAAATCCAAAGAATACACACAAAGAAACAAAATCGTTCATCGAGTTAAATACAGGTGTACCAGTCACGATCCACTTAATAGTTGAACGCAGGCGACATACACTTTTATACAACTTTGAACCACTGTTCCGTATTTCATGTGCTTCATCCAAAATGATTCGATCCCATTGCACATGGTGTAGAGGTGTAACACCACCATTCTCGGCACCCTTTACCGTAAGAACAGTATACGGTGCGATCGTAATGTTGCACGAGTGGTCAATCTTACGGTCGGGCCCATCGTACACATTCACAGATAAATTTGATGCAAACTTTTGAATTTCATCACGCCATTGGGTGATAATAGATTTGGGTACGATGATGAGTGTGCGTTGTTTCGGATTTCCAAGCATTGTGGAAATCAGTTGCACGGTCTTACCCAGACCCATTTCGTCACACAGAAACCCACCCTTGGGTCCTGATTCTTGATTTTCCATGTTGAGCATCCACATCACACCTTCCTTTTGGTACGGTGAGAATAGACGCCCGTTAAGGGTCTTTGTTGCCAAGGTGTATTGGTCTTCAGTCGTCATTGTAGGGGTCTTCATCAGGTAGTGCCTCAATTTCACAGACAGTTGGTTCAGGTTCCTTTTTCTTTCGAGTCTTCTTCAACTTAGGTGGTGGAAGTTCATCAATATGTTCTCTAAAATAGAGCACCTTTTCCCAAAATTCCTTCATAATTGGGAAATTAGTCTTCCACCATTCGGGATCCCGCTTAACATTAACGACATCGAATTCTTCTGGCTTAGGCCAATTCGTCTCTGCGGGTTTGTACTGAATAAAGTCCGCTTCTTCCAGATCTAAAATCTCCATACACAACTGAAGCTGTGGCATGTAATGGATAGGCACCTCACCGGGTACAATCTGTCGCATAGGAGGACATTTAATCTCCACAAGTTTTCCAGACTCGGATACACCATCGGGACTCCCACCAAGCCATTTATGTACGGGGTGGGGGCATAGACCGAGTTCATGGACGACTTCCCCATGTCGCTCTTCGTATAAAATTCGTGCTTCATCTTCATATTTCTCACCGTGACGAGTGGCCGCATTGCCGGTAAATTTTTCACCGAGACCACATTTTTTCAACAAGAGATCGGCGGGTGTTTCGTATTTATTCACACCAATTGCCGTGGCTGCATCAGACGCAGTCAACATGTTACCACGGAGAGCGAGCCATTCTTCAGACTTCTGAGCGGCGAACTCAATTTCGAGTAGGGCTTTCACATTAGGGTGCATTATTAAATTATACACTCCTCAATCTTTTAAGCCAATCCTTGTCTTTTAAAGTGTTCTATTCTCTGAAAAAAATGCTTCGCAGCTTCCTGTTCAGCGTGTTTTTTACTTTTAGCGGTACCTCGACTTACGTACTGATTATCGATATATACATCTATGTAAAATAGACCCTCATGGTGACCAGCTACACGGTATTCGGGGAGTTGGTGATTGTTCACTTGACAATGACGCATGAGATGATCTTTAAAGTTATCGTCCACCATTATGGAATTCAGGTCAATCATAGCGGGATTTGTGTAGATCCTGAGTACGAATTCTTTAGCGTGAAGAAGACCGAGATCCATGTAAAGAGCCCCGATGAGGGCTTCGAAAACATCTTCTAAAATCTTGGGGTTGTTATTCCATCCGTTGCGCATACCCTTTTCATCCATGATAACCAATGCATTCAACCCCATCGTGTTGGCTATTTTAGCCAATGTTTCACCACGAACGAGCTTTGTACGAGCTTTCGTGAGGAAACCTTCTTGTCGACTTTCGTAACGATCAAATAAAAATTTGGTGATTACGAAACCCAAAACAGAATCTCCGATAAATTCCAGAGTTTCAAATGATTCTGTAAATTGTTCATATTCTTTTAGTGCGGATTTATGTGTAAAAGCCTTTTGGTACAAATCAAGATTTTTGATCTTTGTACCAACAAGTTGTTCTATTTGTTCTTTCGTTACGAAAGTAACCATCTTGTTGTTAATACTATGTTTTATTTTTTTAAGCCTTTACAGGTTCCTTCTTAATGTAATGAGGAGAAAGGTACTTCTGGAGGTTGAGGTAAGTTACAACGACGTCAGCGGGGGGTGCGAGAAGATCCCGAAGTGTGTCGTCTAGGATGATCTGGCGACCGTTCTCGGGGTGCTTAAGACCCTTCTCGAGGATGTACTTGTTGATGAACTTGGTCACCTCCGAACGAGAAATGAGTTCCTCAGCTGGGAGGGCAAGGAACGCGCGCAACTTAGGTGTGATTTCCTGCTTTCGGTTAAACCCGTTGTTCTCAGCACGCTTCTTAGCCTTCTCACCATCGGGATCCTCTTGGGTATTCTTGATCTTACGGATGAGCTTGGTGAGGGTCTTTACCTCGGAACGAAGAGCAACGATATCGGTTTGAATGGTTTCAAGAGACATTATATCTATCTTACTGACTTAATCTTTAAGTCATGGAACACGAGAAACAATAATGTAATTATCACAAAGAAACCAAACAGGTAATCACGGGTAAAGAACCTAGAATCATTTTTCGGTTTACGCTTGGGTCTCTTTAAAATTCGGAAAGGTTGCCCGGAACATCCACCAGCACAACACGCACTTGGGCATGGGGAAATAGTTGGACCTCTCCTCGCACCACAGAATTGATTCTTCGCACCCTTGTACTTGTAGCATCTACACTCGTCTATAATACCACAGTCCATAATATTATATCACAATATAATAATGGATGAAAAGATTTACCCTAAGGAGACTATCGAAAAATTTATGAATGATAATCTACTTTTCAAAGATTCAAAACTCAAAAAATATTTTGATAGAAATGAACAACGAGACTTAAAAAAGTTCAGGGACCGTGTCCATAGTTCATATCCTGATAAAGACTTTGAGAAGATGATTTATGTTTTCATCACAGACTCTATCCGTGATATCATCCTCCAAACGACTGGAGAATTGACAGAATTTCTCAAATCATCGGGTGATCTCATCATAAGTGGGGGTGAGGCGTTTAACATGTACGTAGACTTCAAAGATCGTATAGTCACGAGTGACATTGACGCAAAATTTGTACCAAATATGAAAACCAATGCGAAATACTTTGGAAAACTCCAGGCTTTGAAACTACTCTTATGGAATAAACTTGGAGAAATATCCAGTCGCTTAAATGCACGGATTAAAAATCGTGTATTGGCACAGAAAGGTAAATTGACCAAATTCCTTGGTGTGGGATTCAAAAACAAGGGGCCGTATGTGACTAGAAGGTACACATTGATCAAGAAGAAGAAGTCGAGGGAAAACAACAATCCAGGAAAGGGTGATGTTTTTATTGATGTAGAGTTATTCGCACTGGATCTCAATGTTAGATATTTATCACCTAAAACGGGTAAAATTCAGGATTTCACGATGGGTGGTATCTTAGATATTCCATTCATGCGCCCAGATGAGTTTGGTTCGGATGTCGCCTTAACGAGAAAGAAGGGAATAACATACCGCAACGCCAACACAGGAAAGATGGTTGTAAATAACAAAATTTTAGTTGCGAGTAAAGAATTCTTAATTGGAGACATTTACCTCATGCATAAGCTCAAATTGAGACCAGAAAAGAAAGAGAAGGATCGTCAACGACTTATAAAACTCGGAAAAATGTTTAATAAAGGCATCAAATCGAGTGACTCTATCGATGATATATTCAAAAAGGTTCGTAATAAGATCAAAAAGGTACGTGTAGTACGTACCAAACCCGGGAATGTGAACATTAAGAAAGCATCCGGTATTAACCCGCGTAACTATAGTAAATTCACGACAGAACCACTAAAGGAGCGTTTATCTAAGCAGTTGGTACACGGTATTAAGACTGTTACCCAGGGCACAAAGGTGGGCAATAATTACGAAAAATCATCAGGGAATAAACGCTTCAATGTAGAATCACTCAAGTGGAAAACCGTCAGTAATAAGTCATATGTAAAAAATGAACAAAATTACAGGCCAAAGAATGCGCAAAAAATTGATAAGAATATCAATGTTAAGAAAACATTGTATGGGTACAGAGGAAATAGAAATGACTGGCTCTCGAAATCAATTCTAGACAAGGCGTCTAATATACCATTTGTTGGGTTAAAGAAATGAAACACATATAGAGTATAAATGATTTTTGATACCCTCACCAAGGGTGAAGATGGCCTCCGAACCGTGAAGGTTCGCAATGATAACAAGCGAAAGGTTTTCGTTCAGTTGAATGGTGTTAAAATTTCTGACATTTCTGACGATATTCTCATTGACATCGTATCTGATGTGAATGTTGAGAAGATCAAGGTAATCGATTCAGGGAATGTCACGGCCGCCCAAGAGAATGCGGTTGATTGGTTTGGTAAGGAGTTATCCGAGGATGTTATCAGGGGAGCTTACACACAAAGTGCACCAGACAATCAGCTGAGATGCGAACGAATCGACGTCACCAAGGTTTTCAATTCTCAGCAGGAGGCGGTTGATTTTGAAACTCTCCAGAAGGATAAATCTTGTGATGTCATCCTCGAATTTTCCGAACTTTGGTTCGCCAAAAAATCATTCGCGTGTACATGGAATCTCGTTCAGGTCAGGCTTCATCCAGAGCCAATCATCGACACATACCCAGACGAATATGCATTTGTTGATGACGACCAATAAAAAAATTTGTTACTAATATATAAAGATGATCACTAATATGCTCAAGCGTCACCAGTCTAAGATACTTACTCTCGTGGCCATTGCCGTAGTTGTCTACTTACTCACTACTCTCAACAACACTTCCGACTACTCCATCAACGAGCGCGAGTATGTTGGCTTCGGTAGCGGTTCGGTCATTGGCCCCGCTGCGGCTCCTGTAAATGGGGGTATGCAGAAGGGTACCGGCCTCGCCTCCTCCCTCCTTCCCCGCGAGGTGGCTTCCGAGGAGGATTTCGGTCAGTTTGCCCCAGAGGACGTGCTCAAGGGACAGAACTTCCTCGAGCCCCGCGCCCAGGTCGGTTTCCCCGAAACCATCGGTGGCGCCCTCCGCAATGCCAATCAGCAAATCCGCGCGGATCCCCCTAACAGCAAGGATCCCTTCGTGTGGAACAACTCCACTATCGTCCCCGATCTCATGCAGCGTAGTTTGTGTGCTTAAAGATTAAATTACAGGATAACATATGACTTCCGTTGGAACCGACCTTTCGGGTAACGTTTCCAAGCTTGTCGAACTTTCCAAACAACTTTCTGAAGCGAAAGCTGATATCAAAATCCTCAACCAAGAAGAGAAGCGTCTCAAGGAGAATGTGAAGAAGCATATGGTTGAGCAGGGTATTGATACCATTAACCTCAGGAAAGGTAAAATAAGCCTCCGCAAATCTGTTCGTAAGGGCAGTATTAACAAAGACGCCATCAAAGATGGACTTTTGAAATTTTTTGGTGGTGATGAAGCAAAAGTGGAAGGTGCACTTAATGCTATTAAAGATGGTCTTAAAGTGAAAGAGTCCACCTCACTGTCACTAACTGGTATAAAGGATAAACCCGAGAAAGAAGATAAGTAACTAACCATGGTCTGGAGCCAATACGTATACGAAGCCAATAACGGATTTGATCCCGATGTCAGTGATGACGAAGGGTTCGAAAATGAACACACTCCTCTGAATATTGAAGACTGGGAAGTCGAATACTCAGATGAATTACAGTATATGTGGGGTACCATGAATACACTGTTATATGACGCACAGATTGAACACACTGGGAAGTTTTGTGACTTTGTCGAGTTTTGCTATGAAGAGCGCGACACTGGTTTGACACGTACAACATGGGAATATCAGGAACAAACTCTTTGGTATGAAGAGCGACTTGGTCACATTTGGAGAAACATCAGGCGCATTGTAAATGAAAATGGTGTACACGAAGATATGATGCGTGGAGCTACATTTAATGACTTTACTGCTTATGCTAAAAATTATATGTGTGTATATTAAATGTTACCCGATATCACGTCCCAAAAGGTCGCCATTCCTGCAGCTCTTTTTTTGTCTCTGAGCCCCGGTCTTCTTCTGACCACCGACGGCTCGAAGATTTCTTTCATGAACCGAAAGACTGGCCAAATGGCCGTATTTTTCCACGCACTCGTATTCTTTCTCGTGTACAGCCTAATTGCCAAAACAATGGGTATCGTACTCACAAAGACCGACTTACTGGTGACCACCGCTCTCTTTATCTTACTAAGCCCCGGTCTCTTACTCACACTTCCTCCCAAGACAGGGGGTGTCTTCGGATCCGGTCAGACGAGCATAGAATCCGTGCTCACACACGCGGTCGTGTACGCTCTAGTATTTGCGCTTTTACGCAAGCAATTTCCTCAATTCTATTAAGTAGGAAGATGAAGTATCTTATTCTCGGACCGGCGTCTATGGGAATATTTTCATTGATCGGTGTGTTAAAAGCACGGGAGTCCGAATTAGTCGATGTTAAGGAAATTTCAGGTTCTTCTGCTGGATCGATTTTAGCATTATTCATGGGGGTGGGAATGTCGGTTGATGAAATTCTGGAAACTTCATTAAATTTGAATGTCCCCAATTTTGTTAAGATACGCATAGGGTCCTTTTTTAACAAATTTGGTTTTGTTGATATGGCACCTATTCGTAAAAAATTAGTAGAAATATGTGGGTGTGATCCCACTTTCAAAGAGATTGATATGAAAATTTACATTTCAGCATTCTGTATGAATACTTCTGAAACGGTGTATTTCTCTAAAGATACCCACCCAGACATGAATATAATAGATGCAGTGTGCATGAGCATGGCGGTACCTTTCATATTTGCGTGTGGTAAGTATAACGGCGAAACCTATGTAGATGGGGGTATGAAGGAGGAATACCCAATGACACCATTTTTTGATAAAAAACCATACGAAGTTACGTGTATTAAGATTAAGATGAATCGAATATACCAAGAAGATATACAAACACCAAAGCAGTTTGTAGAGTGTTTGGTTCGTTCAGCACTTTCTAATCGCGTGACTTATGATTTACCTATAGAAGTACATGAGATCAATGTCGAAGACACGGATGTGTTTGATTTCAATATGAGTTATGAAGAAAAAGTTCAATTGTTCAATAGGGGATACATGAGCCATTAAATCACTTTTTTTTGTTAGTTTAAAATATATGACAGACCCGTGTAAAAAGGGCACGAGCGTTAAAATTCTCCGGAATGTGGTTAAAATCAAAACCGGGAAAAAAACCAAACTAACAAAAAAGAACATTTGTGAAGTATACACCAATATCCAGGAAGGAAAGTTACTCTTACCACCCCTGGTTCTTACACCAGATAGAACGTATCTACTGGATAAGAAATCACCATTCAATTCGAATGATTATGAGAAATTATTTGACAGGTCTTCGAGTAGAGTCATTTTGAAGAAGTTAGCTGAAAAGATCAACATCAAAAAGGTTGATACGTTGACTAAGAAACAGCTCACTGATACA